CCGACGACGTTCGGGTCGGCGACGGCCCTGTCGGCCCCGGTCGACGCGGCCGCCCTCACTGCCGCCGCGGCCGTCCCGGTCACGGTCGGCGCGAGCAACGCGTTGACGTTCACGGTCACGGCGGCCCGGTAGGCATGGCGACGTTCGGCGCGACCGTCCTCGGGCGGCGTCTCGAGCTCACGCTCAAAGCGGCGCCGCCGCTGCAGGATGTCGGCGGCCGCTCGAATGGCTGGTGGCCGATCACGGTCCGCGAACCGTTCACGGGCGCGTGGCAGGTCAACATGGAGGCCCGCCGCGATGTCGCGCTGACCTATTTCGCGGTGTTCGCGTGCGTCACCCTCATCGCCTCCGACATCGGCAAGCTGGCGCTGCAGTTGATGGCGCTGACCGGCGACGGGACCTGGGAGGAGACGAGCAACCCGGCGTTCTCGCCGGTGCTCCGCAAACCGAACCGCTATCAAACCGCGCACAAGTTCGTCGAACAGTGGATCACGTCCAAGCTGGTCTGGGGCAACACCTACGTCTTGAAACAACGCGACCAGCGCGGCGTCGTGGTCGGGCTCTACGTGCTCGACCCGTCGCGCGTGCGGCCGCTGGTCGCGCCCGACGGCGGCGTCTACTACGAGTGCAGCCGCGACAACCTCGGCGGCGATCTCGCCGGGCTCGGCGTGACGAGTATCACCGTGCCGGCGCGCGAAATCATCCACGACACGATGGTCTGTTTGTTCCATCCGCTCGTGGGCATCTCGCCGATCTACGCGTGCGGCCTGGCGGCGATGCAGGGCCTCGCCATTCAAAACAACTCGTCGCAGTTTTTCGCCAACGGCAGCAACCCCGGCGGCGTGTTGACCGCGCCAGGCGCCATCAACGACGAGACCGCCAAACGGTTGAAAGACTACTGGGATCAGAATTTCACCGGCGCCAACGTCGGCAAGGTTGCCGTGCTCGGCGACGGCCTCAAGTACGAAGCGATGATCGTCAACGCCGTCGACGCGCAACTGATCGAGCAGTTGAAGTGGACCGCCGAGACGGTGTGCAGCTGCTTCCACGTCCCGTCGTTCATGATCGGCCTGGGCGCGGCGCCGCACTTTGCGACCGGCGTCGAACCGCTCCTGCAGTTGTATTACTCGCAGTGCCTGCAGTCGCTGCTGACGAATTTCGAGCAACTGCTCGACGAAGGCCTCGGCCTGGCCGATCCGATCAACGGCACGCAGTACGGGACCCAGTTCGACATCGACGACCTGGTGTGGATGGACACCGCCACCAAGACGAAAGCCGCGGCGGATGCGATTGGCGCCGGGGCGATGTCGCCCGATGAGGCGCGGTGGAAATACTTCGGGCTCCCGCCGGTCACCGGCGGCGACACGCCGTACATGCAGCAGCAGATGTTCTCGCTGAAGGCCCTGGCTAAGCGGGATCAGAACGATCCGTTCGCGGCCCCCGCGCCCGCGCCGATGGCGGCGGCGCCGGCTGCGGACCAGGTGCCCGCGGACCAGGTCGCCGCGACCGTGCGGCACCTGCTCACGAAGGCGCTGGCCGCATGACCGCCGAGGAGCTCGCCGCCCTGGTCGAGGGGATCGCCCCCGTCGTGCGCGACGTCGTGCGGACCGCGCTCGCCGAGGTCGCGACGCGCGTGCAGGTCGTCGATACGCAACTCGCCGGCCTCGTCACCGCCACGACCGAGATCGGCACCATGCGCGACCGGCTCGTGGCGCTCGAGACGCAGCCGCCCGTCCCCGGCCCGCCCGGTCAGCCCGGCCCGGACGGCGCGCCAGGCCCGCCGGGCAAAGACGGCGCGCCCGGCCTCGAATATTGCGGCGTGTTCGCCGACGGCCAGGTCTACAACGTCGGGCAGATCGTGACGGCGGGCGGCTCGGCCTGGCATTGCAACGAGGCGACCGCGACCCGGCCCGGCGACGGCGCCAAGGCGTGGACGCTGATGGTCAAACGCGGCCGCGACTACGGGAAGGACGGCAAGGCGTAGCCGTGGCGATCTTCGTGACGCTGGACCAAGTGAAGCGCCGCCTGCGGATCACCTCAACCGCCGACGACGAGGATCTGCAGGCGATGGCCGACCAGGCCGAAGCCGCGATCCTCGACTACATCGGCCGGAGCGAGTTCTGGCGCACGGCCGCGGCCGCGTGGACGGTGGACACCGTGCCGCCGGTCGTCGTCGCCGGCATTCTCCTGCAGGCCGGCGAGCTCTATCGGTTCCGCGGCGATGATCTCGAGGGCGTGCCGCGGCCGAGCGGGGAGGGCGACCTCAGCGTGATGATCCGCGAACTCCTCCGCGCCTATCACGATCCGGTGGTCGCATGAGTCCGACCAGCGCGTACATCGCGAGCGGCCGACGGCTGCACCAGGGCCTGTTCCAGAAACCCGGCCCGCCCGTGCCCGATGGGACCGGCTGGGTCGAGTCGTGGATCGACCTGCCGCCGGCCGAGTTTGCGCGCATCACGCCGGCGTCGCAGGCGTCGCTCGAGCAGATCACCGCGGGCACGGTGCTGTCGATGGCGACGCATATCGTGACCGTGCCGTACCGCACGGGCCTGACCACGAAAACGCGATTCCTCTACGACGGGCGCAGCCTGTCGGTGCTCGGGATCTTCGACTACGAAGAACGCCACGTGCAGTTGAACCTCGTGTGCGCGGAGGTGGTCGAGTGAGCGGGCCGGGCGGCGCGTCGGTGTGGTTTCAGTGGACGGGGCTGCAGGAGCTCGTCGACCAGTTCACCACGCTGGCGCCCGATCTGACGCAGGCCGCCGCGCCGGCGGTTGAGACCGCCGCGCAGACGGCCAAGAGCGCGATCTACGCCGGGTATCCGACGCGCACGGGCGATCTCAAGAACCACCTGGCGGTCGTGATGCACACGGACGCCACGCGCACTGAGGGCGTCGTGATCAATACCTCGCGACACGCGGCCGTATTCGAGCGCGGTAGCCAGGCGCGGCACATTGCGATCGGCGCGAACCGTGGCTCGATGCCGGCCAATCCGATCTTTAGCGCGACGCTGATCCGCACGCGCCGCGGCCTCTACGGGGGCCCGATCCCGCAGGTGCTCGTCGACATGGGCCTGACCGTCAATGGCACTCCTTAACGTCGCCACCGTCACGATCGCGTTGTTGCAGATCCTGCAGCAGGATGCGCCGCTCCGCGTGCTGCTGCCCGATGGCGCGTGGTTCGCCGAGGCGCCCGCCGGCTCGACGCGGTTTGTCATTCTGTCGCTCGTCTCGTCGGCCGAAATCCCGATGTTCGGTGGCCCGGCCTACAAGGACACGGTCTACCTGGTCGAGGCGCGCGCCCTCACGACCAGCGGCGCCGACGTCGAACAGGCGTTCGCGCGGATCACGACGCTGCTCACCGATACCGCGCTGACGATGACCGGCTACGGCGCGATGCTCACGCAATTCGAGGAAGAACTCGAGTCGGTCGAAGTCGACGACATCGATCCGTCCATTCGCTGGAACCGCTGCGGCGGCCATTTGCACGTGATGGTCGCCCCGCTCGTCGGCTAACCCACGGCATCTGAGGGCACACGATGGCAGCAATTGATCGCATTCACGGCAAAAGCGGGCAGATCAAGATGGATCCCACGGGCGTCGGCGGCGCGACCGCGGTGCTGGTCGCCTCGCTCGACAAGTGGGACCTCGACATGGCGAAGGACCACGTCAAGGTGACGTGCTTCGCCGACACCAACCAGGTGTACGTCGATGGCTTGCCCGACCTCAAAGGCACGTTCGGCGGCCAGTACGACCCGGTCGATGGCCTGGTGATCTTCTCGGTGATCTTCGGCACGGTCGCGCCGTACCTCGAGCTCTATCCGACGAGCCTTGGCTCGACGCCGCCGCACTTCTCGGGCCGCGGGCTGCTTGACGGCAAGATCTCGTGCCCGGCGAACAGCTCGGTCACCATCACCGGGTCGTTCGTGGCCGCTGGGCCGTGGACGCATCCGTAGAGGCGCGGCGTGCTGTCGGGCGACATCGGATCGATCAAGTGGGGGCACTACACCGCCGCGGCCATTCACGGCTACACGGTCGCGCCCACGGACAAGACGCTGCGGACGTGGTCGCTACGCGCGACGGTGGTCCTGGCCGACGCGTTCAAGATGGCGCAGACGCCGCTCGTCTTTTCGGCGAAACATCCGAGAGGCGAGTGGCGGTGGCCGATCACATCCCTGGTGCGGTCCGAGGCGTCGCTGACCGCGACGCTCGGGCCGCCGGAATCCGTGGTGCGTTGAATGAGTCGCTGTCGTGTGGTCGCGCCCGAGGTCGTGCGGTTGCCGCTCTCCGACGGCGATCACCTCGACGTGCAGAAGGAACTGAACGCCGGGCAGTACCTCGAGCTGCTGACCGCGCTCGTCGACCGCAAGCCGTTCGCCAAGGCGATCGCGTATCTCGTGAGCTGGTCGCTGGTCGGCCTCAACGGCCAGCCGCTGCCGTACGACCTCGACATGCCGGAGGCCGATCGCCGGTCGACGATCGGCGCGCTCGACAAGAACACGGTGCGCGAGATCACCGCCGCGCTCGACAAACACGAGGCCGCCGAGCAGGCGGCGGTCGACACAAAAAAAAAGACCCCGTCTTTCGCACCCGTGTCCTCAGCACCATGAACATCTGCCGCGCGATGGGCGGGTGGCGGTATGAGTGGGTCGACGCGCTCCCGCGCGCCGTCTATGACGTGCTCGTCGATCACCTGAACCATCCCGAGGCCGACTGATGGCGCTCACCGGCACGCTGCTCGCCGACTTCTCCGCGTTCGTCAACGAGTCGGCGAAGGCGACCACCGCCGTCAAGGGGATGGAGTCGAGCGCGGACACCGCGGCGACGAAGCTCTCCCAGCTGGCGCCGGCCGCCACGGAGACGGGCACCGCGTTCAGTGGGCTGAGTACGCAGATCGCCGCCACCTTTACCGGGATGGTGTCGTCCGAGGCCATCATCGGGGCGACGTCGGCGGCGTTTCACACCCTGACCGAATTTGTGAGCGAGTCGGTCGCCGCGTACAGCAAACAGGAAGATGCCACCGTGCAATTGACGGCGGCGCTGCGGCAGCATGGGCTGGCGACGCCCGAAGTCATCAGCCAATACAACGCGCTCGCCACCACGTTCCAGAACACGACCAAGTACGCCGACGAGGACATCCAGGCGATGGAAAAGTTGCTGACGCTGGTCGGCAACGTGATGCCCAGCCAGATGCAGGCCGCCCTCAAGGCCTCGACCGATCTGGCGTCCGGTCTCGGCATCGGTCTCGAGCAGGCCACGAATCTCGTGGCGAAGGCGGCGGCCGGGCACACGACGGCGCTCGGGCGGTACGGCATCACGGTCAACGAGGCCGACGTCGCCTCGCGCGGGTTCGCGGCGGTGCTCGACGTCATCAACGAGAAGTTCGGCGGGCAGGCCGCGGCGGCGATTGAGACCTATTCAGGGCGCGTCGCCCAGGCGGCCAACGCCTGGGACAACGTCAAGGAGGCCCTCGGAAAGGTCATTCTCGAAGATCCGCTCGTGACCAACGCGCTCAACCACATGGTCGACGCGACGAAGGCGGCCGACACGGCGGCGACGGCGGCGACACCCTCGCTCGCGGGGCTGGCGGCCGATTTCGGGTTGATCGACCGGAATACGGCCCAAGCCATTGACGGCCTCGAGGCGTACGTCGACGGGCTCAATACGGCGGCGCAGGCGACGCGGATCATCAACGCCTTACCGAGCCCGTTCGAGAAAATGGCGAAGGACGGGGCGTTGCCGGCGATCAATACCGGCCTGGACCTCAACAACAAGCTGGTCAAAGAACACGAAGAGCAGATTCGGAAGGACGCCGAGGCCGCGAAGGAATGGGCGAAAGCCAACGACGCGGTCAACGGGTCGCTCGTCACGTGGCAGGACACCCTGGCGACCGTCGATAAAGGGCTGCAAGAGGACATCAAGATCGCGTTGTCGTCGGGCGTGTCGCAAAAGGAGCTCGCGACCGCCTGGGGACTCACCGACGCGCAGATCAAGGCGGTGGTCATCTCCCTCGGCGACTACGCGACCGCGTTGAACATCACCGCGGATCTCGAGAAAGACGAAATCGCCCGCCGCAAAGAGATCACCGCCATCACGCTGAAGGCGACCAACGATCGCGTGCTCGCGGAACTCCAAGCCAAGCAGGCGGCCGAGGCCGCGAACGAGGCGTTCCTGACGGGCGCACTCAAGGACGCCCAGGCGCAGGACGCGCTGCAACAAGGCATCTCGGCGACGGCGTCCGCCAGCACCACCGCGGCCGAGACGATCGGCTCCTCGTACGAACAGGGGTTCACGCGGTCGACCGCCGCCTCGAGCAAGTTTCGCAACAGCGCCACCGCGGACGCCACGGCGGTGGCCGCTGCGGCCGCGGCCGCGACCGCCGTGTATGAGACGGTGCAAGGGCGGTATGACGCGTTTCAAGCGCAGCAGGCCGCCAATCCGTCCAACATCCTCAGCCAGGTCGGCATGTTCGGCGGGATGCAATACGTGCAGACCCGCGACAGCGGCGGGCCGGTGGTCGCCGGCCAGTCGTACCTGATTGGCGGCGGCAAGGCGCCCGAGATCTTCACGCCGGGGGCGAGCGGGTTCGTCACGCCCGGCGGCGCCGGCGGCGGCAGCCACGTCACGCAGAACATTTACATCACGCAACCGCTCGGCACCGCGGACGCGATCGCGCGCGCGGTCGCCGACGCCCAGGTCAACCTGATGCGCGGGCAGGGCGTGCGCCTGCCCTACGGCACATGATTCTCACCAACGCCGTCTCGGGGATCGCACGCTCGGGCGCCACGCGGTCCGGGTATCCGGTGCTGCAGGGCGCCAAGGTCCCGTTGTACGCGCTGTCGAATGTCGCGCGGTCGGGCGCCACGCGCTCGAACTACGTCGGCAGCCGCATGTTCATCAATATCGGGG